AGTTTTTAACTTTAATTTACGCATAGCAACAACAATAGAGCTTGCATAAATGAACCCTTGCCCGCCACTAATTTTATCATCAGGGTCAAACATGTCTTGACTAGCATATGTGTGATTTGTACAAACCATACCCACATTCCAAGAGCCAAACATATTAACACAATTACGAACAAGACTTGTAAGTGCCTTGGGTTTGCGACCCATATCACCTTTCATCTCGCCTGCTTCAAACTGGTTAACATCAGTTGGGGTCAGTAACATTCCCAAACTATCAATTACAAACAGCACTTTAGGCCGTTCGGTATCAGGCATGACTTTGTATTCTTTCATGAATTCACTAATGGTTTTTGCCACATCATCAATCATGGCCATGTTGAGTTTTAACAACTTTTCATCGCTGGTATCTACACCCAAATCTTTCAACCATTTTTCATCAAGAGCGTTTTCGCTGTCAACAAGAATAACATAAATGCCCTGTTCCTGAGCTGCCTTAATGATATTACCAGAGCAGATATAACTTTTACCTGCACCTGATTCGCCAGCAAACACAGTTACTTTACCCAGAGGAACTCCTTTGTAGAAGTCGCCGCTGATCAAATAATTCAAGGCATAGTTGCCTGTTGAGATCCAGTCAGTTGGATCATTAAAGCCTATACCAAGCCCATCGATAGACTTGGTGATAGACTTTCTGAACTTCGAAATATCGAAGGACTTTGTCATAGTCTATCCCCCCAATCAGTTTGTTTGTTGACGCTTACGAATCATTGCAATGATATCGCTAGCACGGCTGCCTGCGTCTGACTTAACATCTGTGGATTCAGATTCAGAAACAACTTTAGGTGCAGATGTTACTACCGCTGGTGCAGGTTCTTCATCGTAGCTATCATCCATAGGAGATGTTGCTGCTGGCTTCTGTGTTGGCGGCAAGCTAGTAGTTGTAGTGTAGTTGCTACGAAGCCCATCTGGCTTGTAGTAAGCACCCCAACGTTCCATATCAAATGCTTCGCCATCCACACTTGCTTCAAACATTTCTTTCATCACACGAAGTTCAACTTCAGTTGGCTTCTTGGGAAGGAATGTTTTTAAATCAAACAAATTATATTGTTTAATTGATGCTAGTTCAGATTCGCTTAGAGCACGTTCACGACGACTCCAGTTTGAGGTTGTATAATCAGCGTAACCGCCCTTACTAGTCTTAGCAATCTTGAAGTCCAAACCACGCACATAGTCCGTAGGCATTTCCTCAATTTCACTATCCATTAGTGCATTTTTAACAATGTTAAAAATTTGACTGCTCATGATGAATCGACGGATTGGATTTTCTGGAATTTTGTCTTCTTGCATCTTACTATCGACTACGAATCCTTGGAACAAGTAAGACTTCTTTTTCCAGTACTTACGACCCATTTCCTCCAAACTCTTGTCCTTGAACCATGGGCGGACTTCTGTCAAAATTGGACAAGTTTCACCCCACATTTCCATACAAGGAACTTGTACGGTTACCGGTTTACTTGCAGTATCGCCCTTGATACCTGCAAACGGCAATTTAATCATTGCCCGTTCAATCCAGAAAAAAGTGTTGTTGGGATCTGCGTCAGGAAGGAATCTGACGGTTGCTGTTTGTCCTTCTGCAATGTTCCAATGTGCGAAAATTGCGTTGTCGCCGCCACCACCGCTAGTGTTTTGTTGACTTGAAGCTTGCAGCTTCGCGCGGATTTCTGCTAATGTTGCCATAATGTGTTTCCTTAGTAATGTTAGATATTATGCCTCTTCTTTATAGCCTACTGACTAAAAAGAAAAACTGTGCATACGTTTAATATACACAGTTTTATTTATCTTCGCAAGAAGTTTCTTGCTGTTTTTTGACTTATTTTGTCAAACCAGACAATTTTAGAATATCTGCCATTTCTGGAACAATTTCTTTCGGATTTCCTGTTTTGTCCATAACCTCGCCCCGACCTAAATCTAATCTCATTTTATGATCTTCAATTCGCTGCTTGAGTTCTTTCATTTTACTAACGTTGTGCTGTGCCTCGGCTTGCTGATAAAATTGAGTTAATTTTTGTAGTTGCGGACTTGCCTCATAGGCTTGGTTGGCCATGTGGTTATTTACTCCCCACATGGCCGCAATCAAAGCAGCACCACCTAGCAGTTTAGTGCCAATGCCTTCTTCTGCTGACATGATATTATTTCCTGGAGCGTGTCCATTATCAGTCTTATCACCAATACCCTCAACTTTTGCTTTTACGTTACCAAGCAATTCTCGTAATCGAGCAAGGCCATCATCTTCAATATGCCCATGTTTTTGTTCCCAACGTTGAGAAAGTTTTTCCATAAACTCTAATGCTAGTTGTTCGCATTGATCGCCAACTTTATCTCCAAACATTTCGGCACATTTCTTTTTAACATCCAAAGCAATATTTGGAGCACCATTAAATGGACCAACTTCCGGATTGTCTTCATTAAATCGACTCTTGACCAATTTGGCAACTTCTTTAACAATGGCTTCACGAGTTGGCATTGTCTTGTTAGGCATACCACCCTGTTCTTCATTTTCAGCAGTTGGTTGTTCGGGTGCAGCTTGTTGAGCGTCGGGTGCTGGTTCATCAGTACCTGTATCAGTATCGCTAATGCCTAAAGCAACTGCTAGTTCAGGATAATTTTCATTACACCAAATTTTAAATACTCCCAATGCATCTGATTCAGCATCTACATTGGCCATGTCTTTTAATTTTTCTTCCAATTCGTTATCATCTAATCCCACTCCTTGGAAAAATTCAATAGCAGTAGTTCCAGCTGGACCTAATTTTAATTCTGGGCCTGTTTTACCCTGTGGCAATTCGCTAATGGCCTGTTTGAGTTCTGCAATTTGATCGACGGTCAATTTACCTTGCTCAACTGCTTCAGCCCATTCTTGGAATTCCATATCTGGACGACCCTTGCTAATCTGTCCCATTTGTTCAGAATCTCTGCCGTCTGCACCTGGCACATCAAATCCTTCTTCCACATAATCTGCTAGATCAATTTTATTTGTCTCGCTCATGATTTTGTGCAATAAAGGAAAATAGGCAGCAAGTTCTTCTTGGAAATTAGTTTGTGTAAATTTCTGTTTGTATTGCTCCATGGTCACAGCATCTAATGTTTCCATGCTAGCATCCATCATGCTGTCTGAACTAAATGTTTCCATCCAATTTTGGTAGTGATGTTTTTTACCCAATGCTGCCACTTGTGCTTTTAGTTCATTCATACGATGCATAGCACGTTCAGTAATTCCTGATGCATCTTGATGCAATGTAGCTTTATGTATTTTTCTTTGAAACTCACCCAACTTGGCAATTTCTTCACTCATTTGAACAATTGCTTGACCTGCTGGATCGTGAGGGACTCCGCCGTGGTCCACATGTTGTGCCATAGCAAACGCACCTGCTGTATGTATAAATGGATATTTAAAACGTTCGCCATCTGCGTTTTGAATATAAATTGCCTTGATATTTTTCTTTTGACTACGTGAGCCCGAGTATTCTTCATCTACTGGTTTACTGTGACGCACAATAACTTCTGTTTTGCCAGCAACTGCTCTGCTGGTTTTCTTGCTGCTTTTGTTGCTCCATCGACCTTCCGCTACATTTTCTCGAACTGGTGATAGCATAGCGTTGGAAAGATCTACACCTGCCGCCACTTGTTCTTTGCCCCAGGCAATTGCTGCACTGCGGCCAAAAATTGGTTTAGGATTAATAGGCTTCCCGTCTATAGTAATATTATAGGACGTGATTTCTTGACGATTACGCTTTAACTCGAGATCATCTAGCTCATGTCTTTCATCATCACCGTGATTTGGCCTTGTTCTTAAACTAGGTGCAGTTGGACTGGCAAATCCCTGATCGTATCCCCGATTTCGGCCGTATCCTGCTTCCGACACACCTTCACTTAATTCATCGTCACTGAATTCCATATGATCATATGGTCCCCATTTTTGACCTGTGCGACTGTCTATAGTGTCATCGTCATCACCATATTCGTAATAATCATCACTGTAGATTTCCACACCGTCAAAGTCTGAGTTATAATCAATGTGCATTTTGCGTGTTTTGCCATCAGGACAAACAATACCACGATTTAACAAGCGTTCTATATCTTCTTGACTTTTGATTCCTTTTTGCAAACTACCAGAATCAAAAGTGCCGTTGTACCAAGCACTTGCCAAAGTTTGAAAATAGTTGTCAGACCCGTCACCATTGCTAGTTGCAAATTCATTCAAAGGGCGTTCCTTCACATCTTGTTTATTCTTTTTAGTTTCATTCATTGTTGTCATATCTGATTCCTTGGGGGGTTGTGTTTTAGCCAAATGTTGAAAATCAGTTTTATCAAGATTAGCTTTGGCAATATCTCTAGTATCAAAACGTAACAGTCTACGCATGGAAAAAAAGCGCATTTCTTTCAAAAAGTTAAACCATTCTTTTTTTGCAGGGTCGTCTTGATTTTTGGTAATACCTTGGCTAAAGTACACTTTCAAACTGCCCGAGTCGTTGATACTGATGCTGACTCGGCCTAAGTTATTGCCTTCGAAAATAAAGTCAAAATCAAAGAATCGTGCTTGCTCGGGATCAATGGTTACTGCTCCTGTTTCGTCACCCATTTCTAGGTTATTGAAGCGGCTACGTACTTTGTCAAACAGGGCTTGGCTGATGATGGAGATGGGTTTCATATCCTATATTTATGTCAATATGTGGAGATGTAAATGGGCATGGGCAAATCAAAATCTTCCAACCCATCCTGATCACGCATTTTGTCATAGATAGCAGGATCCCATTCTTGAAGTGTCATGATCATACGTATGTTCAATAACAAACTAGTTACTAAATCATCATGCTGGCCGCCCTTGGCTTTAAAAGTAGTGCCGCTGGCTATGAACGTTTTTAATTCTGAAATAAGTGGCTTGCTGTGTATCTTAAATTTATTAGTTTCTATCAGTTGTTTAAGTTTGCTACAGGCTGCAATTTTGCTGAGGTGGGTAGTATTAAACCCTTTTCTAAATTTCCTCACATGCCCACGACGCACAGGTTCACTTAAAAATAATCCTGGATAAGTATCTTCACCCAATGCATCTAACGATATTAGGGCTGCTTCACCTAAGGTATTATTTTCTATACTGTAATAGATACTAGGAGTAGCGCCAGCTAGTTTACATCTATCTTCAATGTGTTTTAACATATCGCGTAATATACGTACTTGTATCTGTACTGGAGTTGTATTATCTCGCCATTCTGCCACCTGTTCCATACTGGGGATTTCTACAACCTGTATGGCAGCAGGGTCGCCGCCTGTGCCCAGACTAGGGTCTAGACTGACAATGTATGTACTCTTACTGTTGATCTTTTTGTACCAACGTGCTTGACCCATTTTCATAGTAGGCTCTTTGCCTTCTAACTTGGCCAAAGTCATGCTGTTGATTAGAGTTTCCTCAAAGATAATAAATTTACAATTACTAATTAACAAATCGTTGGCATAAAATCTATAATTTTTTTCTACATTAATCAAATCATAAACTGGCATCTCATTTTTTAATTTGACAGAAACAATTTTATCAAATCCCAAATTAGTTCTTATGGAAAATCCTGGTTTGAGTGTTTTGGCTTGAATTTTATTAAAGTTCATATCAAAAAATTCATGATCCAATGTACAGATTATGCATTGCTGTTGGGTACGAACTTCAACGGTTTGTTTGATGCCTTGGTCAACTAACCCATCAAAATCACTCCATCCGTGATCAGTCAGTACCTGGAGTTGCAAATTATTTTTTAGAAATTCTTCCACGATTAAATTCTTCTGGTTGCGTATTTTCTTTGAACTCAGCAAACTTTTTAGTTCTAAGATTGATATTTTTTCTATTTTTCCAGTGGGCCATTTAATAGTAATTAAAGAATCTCCAGATATACAATTATGCTCTCGATCAAACCTTGCATCTCCTACCCTACCACGTTCTTCTGCCGCCCATGCTTCATCCCGATCTGGATGCTGTTCCCAAGTAGCCATATAGGGATAAAATCCGTTCTTACCCACTACAGTACTGTTACCTTGCTCGTCAAAACGCTTGTTGGCTTCGTGCCAAATCATGGCAAATTGATCTTCATCGTTGTTAGGTGTGCTGGTAATAATAGCCTTACCACCAGTACTTAATGTGGGAGAGATTGAAGTCCAGAATTCTACAGCAATATTGGGTTCAACATAGGCAAACTCGTCCAAATAAATCAAACTCAAACTCATACCACGACCTGTTGTTTCTGTAGTAGTGTCTGATATTATTCTAGATCCGTTTTCAAATTCAATACTTTGTTTGTTGTAACTGGTTACGCCTGCTCGTATAAAGTCGGGACAAGTTTCATAGGCATATCGTAACCTGCTCATGATTTCTTTGGCACCCGAATATTTGTGTGCCGCAATCAATATGGTGCTGTTGGGCACAAACATGGCATACCAAAGCAAATAGCCCACTGCGGTAGTGGTCTTGCCCATCTGTCTACCTAAAATGTTTACACTGAATCTATGAGTATGATAACTTTCTAATAGATCGTCTTGATATTTAAAGGCTTGATATTTAATTTGACCTTTTGTGGGGTGCTGTATATAGAAAAAATTCTTTAAAAAATATTTAGGGCCATCTTTTGGATCCATGCAGGCAGCCATGTGCAAGAGGTCATCATCTGTCCATCGTTGTTTTGAGTTTGCCCGTTTTATTAAAACGCCATCTAAATTTTTACTTCCCATAATTGTATTTACTGAAAAAAATAGCCTCCGAAGAGGCTATTTGGATTACATCCTAATGTATTATTTTAGTCCAGATAGTTTTAAAATATCTGACATGCTTTCGTTAGTCTAGCCTTCTCTTGGTAACAAGCCCAACTGATCCGAAATATAATCTTCATCGTAACTTAGATAATAACGAATGGCTTTTGAACTCATTCCTGATTTCTTCATATATTGAGCCATCAAGTTGATTAG